CAAGATTTTTTTAGCCGTAATCTATATATATATATATATAATATACGTATACGTATACGTATATATTATATATTACTTATACGTATACGGGTACACATAGAATATATATTATAATACTGTATATATTACATAACGTAAAGCATCTAAACAGTGATCGTTTTGTTTTATGGGTTTTTCTTCTCCTCGTTCTGAAGCTTTAACATCCCAGCTGTACGATACCATTTCTTTCAATAAATTCTTGCACCTTTTATTTATCTTTAAATTCCCATTATTTATTAGTGTGTAAACTAAACGAATCCCATCAAGAACGCTGTCCGCTTTCTTATCATTAGCGTTTCTTGTTCGTTTTGCTTTTTGTACCAGTATTCCTTCTTTCTTTAAGCTAACAATTAAGCTACTTGCTGTGGGATCGATTATTAACGAGCGATAATATTCAGTGTCACTGTTTGCAAACTTTTTAAAGTCATTAACGTATTCGTCATCTGATTTTTGTCTTAAACTATTTCTTCCGTCATAGTAATATTCATCGTCGACGTATACACAATAAGAACTGCTTTGTGCTTCTTTAAATATATATATTTTTAAATAAACCATGGGATTGTTGATTCCGTAGTCTGCACCATAATATGGAATTATCTCTTTTTGCCTTATAATATCTGGTAGCACTTCGTACGTATTTTTGTCAGTATCAAAGCAATCATATACTGTTCCTTCTGCTAATGTCCATTCGCCTAAAATATAGCGCTTATAAAATAGTCCTGTATACATCGATTTATATCTATCTACTATCTCTTTTGTTAAGCTTAAATTATCTTCTAGCTTAAACTTTAAAACTAAATATTTCTTCTCTTCTGCTTTATCTATTTGCTCTGTTTTAAACCAGTGATATGGGCCTTCAGGATTGCAGTTAAACCAGAACTTACTTCCTTCAACTGAACACCTTGCCATTGCTTGATTAACAAAGCTCGCCGGCATTAAAGCAGCTTCGTCAAAGAGTACTCCTGCTGTCGTTATGCCCTGAATTAAAAATTGTGAGGATTCGTCTTTTCCTCCAAAAATATAAAAAATATTGAACTTTTTGCCTCTAGAAATGAGCAGGCAGTTATCCGTGATCTTTTCTATGACTTTGTAGCCCCTATCCCTTAACCTTTCTTTTAATGGGATTATTACGTTTCTTCTTAACGATTGTATTGTTTTTCCACAAATAGCAAATTGCATTCTATCATAGTTCTCCATAGCCCATATAACGAAGCTTAAACTTAATATTAATGTTTTACCGCTTCTGATAGAGCCTTCTGCTATTATACCATTATAATTTTTATAAGGGCTTCCTTCTTGCCACCATGTTAATGCTTTCATTTGATTCTTACTAAAATCACAATAAGTAAATATTGTATTCACCTTCTTACGCTACTATATTTAATTTAACTTATTGTAAGCTCGTTTACAACAATATCACATTCTTCTTTTAAAACTTCAATAATATCCTGCACTTTTAAATATTCGCGTTCTTCGTCTGATAGTATTTTCAATAAACTTATAAATTCATTATATGTGCTTTGTAATTGCTCTTTTGTGTAGTTGCTTTTATCGTATAATATATATAATATAATATTAATAGTGTAGTATATTCCTAATTTTGTTCCTTGTGAATATGCATTTTCGATTTCGTGGTGCATTTTGCTTTTTAGTTTCTTTAGCTCAAGCTCATACTTTTTATTTTGTGCAGTGCTCATATCGCTTCATTCCTCCGCTTGAAATGTTTACATTGAGTATTTATATTAGAAGTTAATTTTGATTAAACCAGGAAAGCCTGGAGCAGCTCTATGACAGTGTTTATTCCTCTTCCCAGATGATATCTGTAGAACGTTTAATTGCTTCAATAAAACCATCATCATGAACTTGCTCTTGCTGAATTGAATTTTGCTCTTTCTTAAATTCAAATTCTTTTTCCATTAATTCTAATTTGCGTTCTTCTATTTTCTGTTTCCAATCTTTAGGCATATCTTCTACATAACGAGATAAAAAGTCTAATGCTTTCATTTTATCATGCAGCTCTATAGAAATACCTTCTCGTCCTGATTTTATTGATTTTACTAGTTGCCCATCTATCTGATCTGATGGCTTTAATTGAATCCTATTTGGGAATATATCAACAAAATCTGTAATGTCAGAAAACGCTATACGAACGTACTTCTCTAAGAGTTCGCTAGCGTTTATTAATGTATTCTTTGTAGCTCTTATTTTTAACCATGCTATATAGCGTTTACATTCAGGTTTACGACGTATGTTTGAAGCATAGCTTCGTGCTGTTTCTATTGTATATCCAGCTTTTAATGCAGCTTGCCGTTGATTATGTCCTACTACAAAATGTTGGCAAAATGCTATTTGTTTCTCATTTAGTCCTTCAGTAGCTTCATTTTTCGTCATACGTAACAATTCTTCTTCTGTATATAAATCTTCTTCATGCTTTGTTATTTTTTTAATGTCTCTCCTCATTCAATAAATTCACCACCATTACTTGTTATAATATATTTTTTAACATTTATTTTTGCAACATCTAAATAATCTATTTCGCTGTTATATTTAAAAGGAAGGAATTTAATTGTCTTACTATGTTTTTCTAGTGTTTTAAGATTTTCAAACAGCTCTTTCCACTCTTTTTCGTTTATTACTTGCATTTTATTCTTTCTTATCCAGTTATTCTCAAGCCAATATTTGTACCATTGTTTTTCAAGTGTATTGATTATTGCTTTTTCACCACAATAAATAATAATATCGTTTTTTGAATCAACGCGCTTAATAATATTTATGAAGTATCGTAACGTTTTATTTAATGCGATTAATTCTGCTTTCTTATATGATACTTTATCACTTTTTGTTCCAATCTTTCCTATTATTTTACCAATTACTTTTTCATTGTTATATGAGCTATTTACACCGATGATATATCCACAATATCCTGCTTGTCCTGGATTCCTTCCTACGATTGTCCCTTTTGAATAAATTTCATATTTCATATAGCTTCATTCCTTTTTTATTATTGTTTATTCAACTGTATTTCTTCTGTTTTCTTATCAAGCTCTAGAAAATTAAACGATATCAAAATAGCTTTAACTAACGCTTCTTCATACGATTTTGCATTAAAAATAGAAAATTCATTTCTGTTTTTGCACCTTAAAGCTACTTCTAAATTTACTTCTTTTTCGTCTTTATATTTAACTCCGACGTTATTTACATAATATCCTTTTTTTGAAATCTTTTTACAAATTTCTTCTAACGATTTTCTGTTCATTTTGTATTTATTTTTTGTTATCTTTTTTATTTCCTTAAGCATTATTTTTCTTTGTTCTTCGTCATCAAACGATAATCCTTTAATTACAGATATGTCTAACATGTTTTTATTTCCTCCTGTGAGTTATTATTTTTTATGTATTGAGCGATAAAAATCGCTCTTTTTAGTTTAGTTTTCTTAGTCTTCGAAATCGAAATCAAAATCATCGTCATCATCGTCGTCGTCATCGTCGACTTGTTTTTTCTTTTTCTTAGGAGCTTTTTTCTCTTTTCTTTTTGGCTTTACTTCTTCTTCATCATCATCATCATCATCATCATCATCATCTTCTGCTTCCTGTTTCTTTGCTTTTCTTCCTCTTTTGCTCTTTTCTTTTTTAACTTCTTTTTCTTCTTCTACTTCTTCTACTTCTTCTTCATCATTAACAGCGTCTTCGATTGCTCCATTTATCTCTCTTAACGCTCTGTCAATCTTTCTTAAAGTAATGTATTCAGGAAGAGACTCAAGTAATTGTTTACCAGATTCGTTTAAACCAGATAAAACAAATACTGCCAATGGGAAGCGTTTTGTTGCGTCAATAATCGCATTAATGTCATTCTCCTCAATTGCTTTGATAATTTCTTTTGGTAACCAGTTTTTAGCCATTTTTTCATTTCTCCTTTAAATTTAATTAATATTTATATATAAGCAGTTTGCTTATTCACAATTAATAAAAATATTGATAATTTGTTCTTGCTTTGATAAAGAAGGTAAAACACTACAATCAATTGATTCAATTGTTGAAACGATTGTAATTGTTGCTTGAGCATTTTTATCAATTGTTATCTTATCGACAAAGAATTTTCCTATTTTTATCTTCTCTGTTCCAATTGAAGCTGCAACTTTTATTTCTTTTCCTATACATGTCACTAATGACAAAATATTGTGTATTTCTTCCTCTGGAGCTTTTAACTTCAATTGAACAATACCATTTTGTTTGATATTGTGTCCTGAGAAAATACATTCAAATTTTATTTTCATTTTTTCACCTTCTTCCATTTTTCTTCCATTTCTTTATTAAACTTATCTCGCGCTTCTTTTGTTGAGCTTATTTTTTTCTTTTTAACTTCAATTATTTCATTATCATCATTTACACTATGAAGAATGTTTTTATTTTCATTGAACGTAAAATTCTTTATATCGTCTTTATTTACCATGATATAAACTTCTTCAGTTTGAAGAAACTTCACAATAAACAAAGGTATTTTATTAGAATTCTGCGCGTGATATTCTAGTTTGTTTAAATCTTCTTTATGAATTGTTATTTGGGACTTATCAGTACTTTTTAACTGAGCCAAATAAATTTCGTTTTCTCCATCTTCTTTATTTAGCCATCCTGAACCACTTCCTGCAACGGGTGTAAGCCCCAATTCTTTCATTGTCTCTTTTTCATCTTTGTAATAGAATTTAGTTTTTCTCTTCATTATTCACTTCATTATTCACTTCATTATTCTCTAACTGAATTCCCACTAAATCTTTTAAGTTCTCTTCAGTTTCTTTTACAAAATGAAGGAATTCTTTAAAATCAGTATTGTTTTTTTGAATGAAGTTGTTAACTTCTAACTGATATATTCTATATAAAGCGTCTGAGACATTTAAAAAATATCCTAATATTTTATAATCATATTCTGAACCTTTTTCAAAATTTACATTCTTCTTTTTAAGTTTAACTTTTTTTGTTAAAATTACTTGTCTTGAATCTGCGTCTAAACAATATCTTTTATATACTCTAATCATTTTTCATTTCTCCTTTTTTGTTGTTTCTTTTATCTCTACATTTCTTACAACGCTTTGGAAGGGAATAACCCTTTTTATAATACCATAAAATTTCTGCTCCTTCCATTTCAAACTCTTCTCCACAATCAGCACAAATAATTTTTTTATTCTCTTTCTTTATCTTCCTGCATTCAGGACATTTTTTAGGAAGCTGCAAGCCTTCATTTTTATAGAACGCTTGCTCATTATCTGTAATCTCAAATTCTTTTCCACAACTACATTTTCGTACGATAGTCATGCTTCATTCTCCTTTATTTTTATTTTGCTTTTGCTCTTCAATCAACTCATAGCAAGCTAAAACTAACCTTTTGTTCAAGATGTTAGCTTCTTCTGCTCTTTTAAAGTGTACATTGACTTTATTGACGAGATCAATATAAAAATTTAACTGATCTTCTAAACTTATTCCGTAAACGTTAAGTTCTTCTAAACAGTTACTTTTCAACTGCTTGATTCCTAATTGTCCTTCTTCAATTCGATTTTCGTTTTGTTCGTTGATAATTTCTTCGAGTGTCATTTTTTTATTCTCCTTTTTTTATTTTTAACTTATTTATCTCTTCAATCAGTTCGTAGCAAGCTAAAACTAACTTTTTATCGGGGACGTTAGTGTCTTCATCATTAAAATGAATATTGACTTTGTTGACGAGATTAATATAAAAACTTAGCTGATCTTTTAAGATCATTCCATAAGCGTAAAGCTCCTCTAAATAGTCGCTTTTAAGAATTTTGATTTCATCTTTTTTCGTTTCTTCTTCTCTCTTTTCTTCTAATTGTATATATCATTTTTTGTTTTCTCATTATATCTCTCTTTTTTATCTGTTTCTTCTTATTTTCTCTAATTCAACCAAAATATCTCTTTTGCTCCATTCTTCTGAGCTAGTGCACAACCAAATTATCGTAGCAATTTCTTCAATTGAAGCACCAGAGTCATTTGCGTAAAATAATTTTTCGTATTGTGTGTTTGTCCCTTCGTCAAACCAATCGTTTTTAATGCAGACCTTTCTAAGTTCATAGTCTAAAAAATTTTTGTTTTCCATTTTTTTGTTTCCTCCTTGTGAGCGTTTATTTTTATGTGGCTTATTGTTTACCACGTATCTATAATACCATAAGTTTAAAGAAAAGTAAACGCTTTTTTTTTTAAAAAATTTTGCTTATTTAATTATATAAATGATAAATGTATTTTATCTTATGATTCCTCTAAAACATTTATTGTTCCACAAAATCCATATAAAGCTATACATGCAGCGTCAGCTGCGTCATCATCATAAGATAAAAATCCTCCTGAGCCATTCGTCAAACGCAAATCTTTTTCATGTCCAAGTTCAATAATTTTTCTTACTGAAGCAAACTTTTGAGGATTTTTAACTCCCTCAATCGGCTCAAGTGAAGGTTTACACGTCCCTAAAACTTTTGACTTCCAAGCGCGAGTATCAATCGAATATGCTTTTATTCCTCTGTCTATTGCTTCATCTACTATAGCACAAGTTAAAGCTCCAATCGATTTTAAATATGCTGGACGAAAATCGTTTGTTTGAGTAAACGTTCTAATCCTTTCAACAAAAACACAAATATCTTCTTTGTCATACTTTTTCAAATAATGATCTAAAATCTGTTGTGCTCCTTTTCGAACAGTTTTACGTTTCTCTGTTTTGTTTTTTAGCTTTTTTAGTTTGATTGATGAAATAAAAACTAATTCACCATCAACAGCTACTGCTACTCCTGTTCGTGCATAGCTTTGGTCGAAAGCGATAACACATTTATGATATCTATATTTTTTATCTTCTGTTCCTTTTTTCTTTGGCAAGTTTAACACGTCCTATTCCTATATTCCAGCAACAATCTCTCATGTTGCATTCTAATGCTCTTTTACAATTAGCATCTTTACATTTTCTTCTTGGCACGATATGGTTATTTAAAAAATCGTATTTCATTTCTTGTATTGTCTTTAGTCTATCGATATATATCGAATTCTTTTCTTCATTGTATTCTACAATAGGAATTGCTATGTTTTGTGTATTTTTATCATCAATCAAAACAAATCCTTCATTTATTTCTTCTTTAATGTTTTTATCTTCTATTTGACGAAGCGCCCACATATAAAAATTTATTTGTTTTTCTCCACTCGGATGAGAAGGTTTTTTCATTTTTTGAAACTGATATGTGTTCATCGTTTTAATGTCACATATATAATGCTTCCCTAAAATGTTAACAATCGCATCGATTGTAAAGCTTAAATCGTATTTTTTTAAAAATAGTGTCCTTTCTATCGCAACATCAATTTCTGCTGCTCTAAAAAGCTTATACCATTTTTCATGTGTAGCATTTCCTTGTGAGAATATTTTTAGCTTTGAAACAGGTAACTGTTGTCCTTGATTCTGTTCATAAAATAAACTTAAAAGCTGATTGCGATAACAAAACTTTTCTTCTCCTTCAATAATAGAACTTGCATGTAAACCATACCTGTCTGATGTTTTTCGTTCTTCAACAAACAATTTCTCAAGCCTATTTTTTATTAACATCGATTTTGTTCCGTTGTTTTGTTGTTCTTTGATGCTTTCTTTTATGTTCATTTTTTACTCCTCTTTTTTCTCTTTTCTAGTTTTCTTTAGAACATATTGTTCACGCCTTTTCTTCATTAATTCTGCTCGTATTTCTGGTAAATCATCAAAACTAACAAATCCACCATCAAATAAAACTGGTATTTCACATTCACCAAATGGATTTGATACTTTCGATTTAACTATTTTTGCTTTTATTACTAATCCTATTTTTTCTTCTGCCGCAGTGTTTGCGGGATTTTTATTAGGAATTTCTATCCATTTTCTTCTTGCTACTTTAATTCTAATAGAACTATAAAATTTTATAGCTCTTCCTCCAGGTGTATCATCTTTATCGCCAAACATTAGAGCATTCATTTTATCTCGTACTTGATTTATTAGTATTATTGTTGTTCCTGTCTCTTCACAAATTCGTTCTAAAATAGGCAATGTTTTACTAAATAATCTAGCAACTCCTCCGATACGTGTATCGTTTTCTGTATCTTTCTCTATTTTTTCTATATCTTCTTTTGGCTGGCAAGCAGGAACTGAATCGATAATGATAATTGGTATTCCTTGTTTTGCAAAGTTTATAGTAGCATTTAAAGCATCTTCTCCGTATTTTGCTCTATAAACTATCATTTGTCCCTTTTTTATTCCCATTTGTAAAGCACGTTGTTCATCGTATGTTCCTTCAATGGGTATATATAGCCCTAGTTGGTGTAAACTTAAGAAGTGGAATGCTAATGTTGTTTTTCCTGAGCTTTCGGGACCAAATATTTCTATAATTCTTCCCTTTGGCATTCCTCCACCAATAATATCATCTAAATCTTCTATATATGTGCTCCATCGAGGAATTATTAAATTCTTTTCGTTTCCTGTAACAAATATGCTTCCTTCTCCTGATTTTTTCTCTAGTTCTTTACATAACTTTTGAATTGCTTCTTTGTTCATTTTCGTACTCCTTTTTGATATATCCAGACGCGTGTTAAGAGCTCTAGGTTTAATCAAAACCGTTTACTAATATAAATACTCAACGTTGAAATAATGATACGTTATATCGTTCGATACGGTTTAAATATTTTTTAGAGTTAAACTCTAATGCTCCTTCTTTGATTAATGTTTCTATTACACGAGAAGTAACTGATCTGTTTCCTTTCATTCGATCTGTAAAATCTCTTACTGACTTAAATTTACCATTTGCTTTATGTTCTTCTTCAATAGATAAAGCAGCTTTTTCTCCCACACCTTTGATTGTCGTTAATCCGCGTTGAATACAACGTTCTCCATCCAGCTTTGTTATCGAGTAATCAGATTTACCATTAACGTGTGGTAAAAGAATTATTATTCCTTCTTTAGCAGCTTGAGCTTCATGTTTGATTAAATTATCATCTTTGTTCTCATACTTCATAGTACAAAACCAAAACTGCAAAGGATAGTGAACTTTAAAATACATCAGCTCTGCACTAAGCATTGAGTATGCAACTCCGTGTCCACGATTGAAACTATATTGAACTAACGAAGTAAATATCTCTTTCGTTTGTTGTTTTGTCAAGCCATATTCTTTTGCTCCTTTTATAAAAGCTTTTTTCCATTCTTCTAAATTCTCTTTAGAAATGTGATTTATATCTGCTTTAACTATTTTATCTGTTATTGTCCAATCAAGGTTTCCTATTTCCCTACAAATTGGCATACCTTGTTCTTGATAAATTAGTGTTCCATATGTCTCTTTTGTGTACTCATAAATAGGAGAGCTTTTATCAGGATTCAATTTATTGTTTTTATACTTAGTGTGCATTCCTAAGCTTAAAGGTCCTGGACGATTAACCGAAGTAGCAACAATAACATCTTCGAAACTGTCAATTCCTATTTCTTGAGCGATGTCATTTGCCGATTTACTTTCAAACTGGAACACCGAGCAATTTCCTTTTTCAAATCCTTTTAATGTATCATAATCGTTTAACATATCGTAGCTAAAACTAATGCCTGTTAATTTTTCTAGTTCATGAGCTTTCGACGCAGAGCTTAATCCTAAAATATCTAGCTTTAGTAATCCTAAAAACTCAATGTCTTTTAAATCAAAGCTTGTTCTTATGTTGCTTCCTATTCTCATTAAACCGCATTTCTTACTAATATTTTCATTACTAACAATAACTGAGCTAGCATGTGTTCCAAAGTATCTAACTTTTCCATACATATTCTTGAAATGTGTTATTATGTTATCGTATTCTTCGTTTACTGTTGATAAATACTTATTTGAATCTATCTCTTCATTTATAATATGTTCGTTATCATCACAATATTTCTCCAGCTCTTTTTTTATTTTTTCTTGAGTAGCTTTATCGTCTACACCACAAACTTTATATAAATCGTTCATTAAATTCTTTATATTGTAATATCCATATGTTAACGTTTGTGATGAACGATTTTTATATCTCTCTAAAATGTGATTAATTACTTCATTTCTTCGTGTTTGGCAAAAATCAACATCTACATCTGGAAACTTCTTTTTGTCATATCGCATGAAACGATCAAAATTATTGTTAAAATAAATTGCATCAACTTCTGTAATGTCTAAAGCATATGTTATTATGCTATTGCCAGCAGAACCTCTTCCAGGTCCAACAGCAATATCATTTTCTTTTGCCCAGTTAACATATTCTGCAACAATCAAGAAATAATCTTCAAAGCCGTGATATTTTATTACTGATAATTCATGCTTTAAGCGTTCTTTGTATTTTTTACTTGTTTTTCCTTTTTCTTTTAGTCCTTTGATACATTTATATTTTAGCTCATCAAAAGCATTATCAAACTTCTTGTTTATTCTGTATTGAGGAATCTCTAAATCAAACTTAAACCACTCTTTTGTATCGCCAATTGTTTGTTGAAATAATCTCATTCCATTATCAATTGTCGAGAGTTCATTGTTATGATATTTTTTTAATTTTCGTTCGATTTCAATATCTGAATGAATATACCTTTCTTTGTAGTGCTCTCCTATGTTTGTTGATTTTATCTCATGCATTTTTAAATAGCTTTTAAATTGCTCTTTCGAAATGAAATGAGCATCTGTTGTTACAATAACAGGAATGTTTTTATTTTTATTATTTCTCATATATTTTTTACGAAGTTTAAATAATTCATTGTTCACATAAATCTGTATATCTTCTCCGTTCTTATTTTGTGTTTCATCATTTATCAAAATGGGTTGAACTTCAAAATAAAAATCTGAATCGTTTTTAAAAATCTTTTTAAATTTTATCAATTCTTCATAAGCTAATTCTTCGTTGCCAGCAGATAATAACGAAGGAATATATCCAGAAATACATGCTGTAGAAACGATTAAGCCTTTTGAATATTTTTCTAAGTCTTCAAAACAAATTCGATTTTGTCTATAAAAATGGTCATCTTGATTGCTTATCGTAATTAGTGTGCATAAGTTTTCCCATCCTTCAAGATTTTTAGCGAATACACATAAATGATAATAGGGTTCTTCTTTATCAATTTTTGGCTGAAAATAAAATTCACAACCAAGAATTGGAATTATGTCATTATCAACACATGATTTAAAGTGTTTTATTAAACCAACGATATTTCCATGATTTGTTAAACCTAAAAGTTTATGTCCAAGTTCTTTTGAATATTTAGTGGCTTGTTTTGAATTTCCAAAACCATCAAATAAACTAAATTCATCATGTCTGTGTATTTCGTAGTATCTCATTTTTTAGCACCTCATATTTTTATTTTATGTATTACGTATACACATAAGAAAAATTATTCTTTGGTGTATACGTATATTATATATTATATATTATATATTATATAGTTGATGAACGCGGTGGATTGTGTTTTTTTAATGCAGAAGTTGACGTATTGTATCTGCGTTCGAGTATTTGCTCATTAAATACCTTTTCAACTTCAATATCTAACCAAATTTTCTTTTTCACTTTATCAAAATAGTACTCATCGTTGTCATTTGTCCCGTTCATCTCTGATCGTTTTTGTTTATATAAAAAGCTTTCTTCGTTGTATTCAAAAATGTCATTTTTTTCTTCAGGTAAGTACATTCTTCCTTGTTCATCACCCATTGTAACGTAAAACATGTCTACACTATCTAAATCGACTAAATCATTAATCATGGGATAAACTTTTAAAATTTCATACCACATTTTATATGCGATAATATTATCAACTTCTGGTTGAATCTGTCTATCTTTTCTTTGATTAATAAAATGCAAAACGTCGTTTAGGTTAAAACGCAAATAATAGAATGTGCTTAGAGAGCGAGGAAGAATAGAACGAGCATCTGCAATAGGAATACAACCCGAGTTACACATATCGGTATAAAGCTGTTTTGCGTCGTTGACTATGCTTTTATATTTTTGATAAAACTTAAAGCTATTTTGTATGCTGAAGGGAACAACACAATCTTTCTGGTGCCATAATTTTTCTGCAGAACAATCTGCCGAATAACTACCATTTCTGTATCGAATAATATGAGTTACTTCTGTCAAATCGATTCCTTTTATCAAAAATACAAAATTAATAGTCTCTTTTGCAGTAGGTAAAGTTTTCCCGTAAAACACATCTTGTACAATCTTTAATTTATCTAAATCACTTAAATACCAATCGTCATCTGCGTTTAAACTCCATGTCGCTCTAACAAAGTTAGGAAGATAGTTCATAAGCTCTTTCAGAGTAGGATAACTTATGAGCTTTACTTCTACTGCGTCTAAATTATTAATAAAATCTGTTTTTGGCTTTTCACCAAAATGTTTTTTTGTTGGAAGCTTCTCGTATGGAATATTGTTGTTTACTGGCATTATATATTCACTTTCCTTTCTATGTTTTTATTTACTGAATAACTGTGAAGCACTTCATATTCATTTTTTGTAATCAATTCCGACTTATACGCATCGATAATTAACGACTCATATCTTGCTCGTGTAGCACAATAAATCTTAACAAAAAAACTATTCCCTATCTCTACTTCTGTTTCTGAGTATTGTATTACAGATAGAATATCGGCACAATCGACAATAAATTTTCTTAAATTAGCAAAGCCTTTAGACGTTTGAGCTCCTGTGTCAATATATTTCGCGTTAAACTCTTTTTCGGCTTTTTCTAATACAGCTTTAAGCTCGGGATTATTCTCTTTAATATTATGAGGGACGTCTGAAATCTTTATCTCTGCAATATCATGAGTTAATGCACTATATAAAACAAGGTACTTCTCTAAATATGGCAGACCAAGTAGCTCAGAAATTATATCAGCATAAATTGCTACGTAAAAACTATGTTCTGCTACAGATTCATGATGAATCTTGATCGCATTATTATACCTATCAATATTTGCTAACTTTTGTAGCTCGTCTCTATCTTTTTTCTTTAAAGTGATATTTTTCATTGTGTGTCTCCTTGATACTCTTTCTTCTCTAATAAAGCGTGACTTTCTGCATCGTTTTCAAATAAAGAACGATTTGTATATACAGAAACAGCAGATTTTGCTAACATTACATTAAAAGGATTTGAACCTAGAGTTTCACAATAATAAACTATTTTCTTATCTAATGCTTTTCCATATCCTGCTTCCCAAATTGTCCCTATATCTTTTCCATCTGTTATGCATAAAATCGATTCGCTCTCTTCAATAGCTTTAATATTGCTATTGAAAATTTTATTTCTCTCTTCATCTGATGCGTCTGGAGGTAAAACTCCACTTTCGTATGGAGCAAACACACAATATCCATTTTTTCTTAGAGTTTTTAAAATGTATTCCATACGTTCTAATTGTGTTTCATTAAAAAATGGAGAAGCTAAATAAAAATCGTACCTAAACTGCTTTGTTACTTTTCTTTTGCATTTCTCAATTAAGTTGACAATATTTGAATTATTGAGAGAAACAGTAACAGCATCACAAATATATTTTTTAGATATTTTACTTTTTTCTGCAGCTCTGATAAAAAGCTTCGTCTCTTCATCGTCATTATCTAATTTTTCTTTATCATAAAGAATAACTAACGACGTATCTAACAAGCTCAATATAGTATCTATCCCTTCGATGTAAGAGCTATACCCATTTCGCTTTTGACTATACACCTTCTCTGAAATATGAAAACGATCAACAACAACGTTAATATTATGCTTATCAAGTTCAATTAATAAACCTGTTAAAGCATCAAGCCTATTAATTATAGCTTTTCTGTCATATACATTTTCTTGCTGTCGATACCATTCTTTCGCTGTCATGCGATCATTTAAGACTGTCTGGCCAGCTCGATTTAAGTCCTTTAAGTAAATATACCCTTGTTGCTCGAACAAACGGCTTAAAGTGCTCTTACGTGTTTGAGTTGTCCCTTCAATTATAACGATTCCCATGTTAGTTTCCTCCATTTTATTTATCTAATTATATTATTTAACATTTTAGCTTTAATTGCTTCATACACTTCTTCTGAATCAAATCCAGAAAACAAGAATAAGTTTACACAAATAATAAATACATCTGCTAACTCATTTAATTTTCTTTCTTTTGATTCTTCATCGTATATTTTTGTTCTATTATTATTCTTCCAACGTGTATCTTCTTGAGTTACTTCTCCAAGCTCTGATACCATGTGAACAAGCTGAGTTGAAAACTCATTAATATTATCTTCAGGACAAGTTTTTCTTAAAATACTATTTTGAAAATATTTTTGAATCTCAAATAACATTTCTAAAGTCCCATTATCGATTTTCTTATTCATCTTCATCATTCCCGATAATTTCTTCGTATGCGTCTTCAATATCTTCTTCATCGTAATCTTCAAAGATAACTTCAATCAAATCTTCTTCATCTTTACCTTTTAACTCTTTTTTACTCATTCCTAACTCTAAACAAACAGCTTTTATATCGTCGATATCTAGCTCTTCCATTTTATCGTTTATGCTCTTCTGTTTTTTCTTTTTCTTATTTTTCTTAGTTCTTTTAACTTCTTTTTCTTCATTATCATCATCTACTTCAAGATCTAACTCTTCTTCATCGTCTGCATATTCAGCTGGAACAGGGAATGATTTATCAAGAAGTTTCAACAAAGTATTCCCTTGATACGGCTTCGCTTTTTTGTTCTTAAACACTTCTTTCTCCATCGGAGTAATAACAAAACTTCCAGCCATCCCTTTTCCTACTTTTTTAATAATATAGTCTCTATCCAAAAGAGTCCCATACTGCTCATAATATTCAATTAAAGAAGGAATAGGAGTGATTCCTGTCGCTTTCACTGCCATTACTTTTACTTCTCCACTGTCATAATCATAAATACTCAATACATATTTTGTATATGTGCTAAACCCATCTTCTTCAATATTACAAAAAGGACAAGGCTTACCAACATGCTCTTGACACAAAGTTTCAATTCCTTTTTGAAAATTTGAATGAAAAACATATTCTTCTGCCTTGTCCAAGTCTGTTAAAAATCGAACTCTTCTTTTTGAATCTGCAGAGAAGTATATAACTGTTCTTTTGCTGTTCCCTGCGTCTTTGATTCTTTGTTTCATACTTTCAACTACATTGCTCATTTTCAATTTCTCTCCTTATCTTTTTTATTTGTCTCTTTATTTTAACAAATTCTTCATCAGCCACATCTCCAAAGTCTTTTATTCCTTTTGAATAATGCAAACGATAAACATTGAATTCGTTACACGTTTTTAAAAACTCATAACCTCTTCTTCCCGCTTCATCATTATCTAATGCACAAATGATATTCTTTACATTTACTTTTTTCAATTTTTCTTTTTGCCTCACTGACATCTTCCATCCCAGCAAAGCTACAACATTTTTTATTCCAAATTGCATTGCCTTTATGCAATCAAGATAGCCTTCAACAACTAATACGTATTCTGCATTTTTTTCATAAGTTCCTGCGAGAACACTAGACCGACTAAATCCTGAATTGTATAAGTATTTTCTACTCTGCTCTATCTCTTTTGACATCGTTCTCATAACATATCCACGAAATACATCGTTTTCTAAAATTGGAAAAACGATAGGATAACTATCATTATACGTTATTTTGCAACCTACTTTTTTTAATGTGCTATTTTTAAAGCCTCTCTTGTTCAAATACCTTTTGCTTTCAATTTCTTCTTCTTTACATTTATACCAATTAACTTCTGGTAAACTGTAATAGAAGCTTCTTGCCTGTTGTGTATTCTTCTTTTTCAAATCAAAACTTTCTGAAGCTTTTTCGATTTGAAGAATAGTCATCAATTTACTCTCGGCGTTTGTTTCACATCCAGAACAAATCGATTTTTTTATTTCTAACGCTTTAGCATACGAACAACGTTCAAAAAGTTTTATCAAATCTAACGTCGTTCCTTTTGCGCCACACCCATAACAATAAAAGAATTTTTTACTTCTAGTTATTTGCAAGCTAGAGTTTTTATCATTATGAAACGGACATATAACTTTATAATTGTCTTCGTCTTGAAATATTTTGTAATGTTTTAAAACCTTAGAAAATTCATCCATCGGTCACATCAATCACTTCTTCGTATTTATCTTTTTTTATCACTACTGATTTTTTCCCTTTTGCTGTATAACATCCAGAAATGTCTTCTAACGTAATCAACCCATTTTCAAATAGCTTATTAATTTTCGATTCGTTAACATCTTCTTCTTTTTTTATGCACTGCTTAAACTCTTTTAAGTCAATATTATTTCTTCTAAGAATACTTTTAAACATGTCAAAATCTGTTATTTTGTATTCTTTATCAATTATTTCATTATACTTCTTCTTATCAAGAGTTTCTTTGAGTTTTTCTTTATCGTACTCAACAGTAACTCTCTCTTGAATATAGCAAGAAATGCCATTTCCTCTACATGTATTCCCTGTTTTTTCCATATACGCTTGAAGTATCTTCTTTTTCTTCTGAAGCATTTCTTCAAGCGTTTCTATTTTGTTTTTTATAGTCGAAGTTTCTTCAACTACTTTTTTTATATCTACTTTCATTTTTTATTCCTCTCACTTCGCTTATACTTTTGCGAGTAGTGCGACTCACTATTTCGAACATATTGCACCATTTTTTAGCGAGCTCTTCAAATATTCCTTTACGTGTTTTGCTATTACACGTTTTGCTACACGAGTAACTTTATTTTCCCGTTTTTGTTTCATCTTTGTGAGTGTTCATATTACCATCTTGCGAAGCATACTTTCCAATCAAACTCATTTCTACAATTTGATGATTTCCATCAAAAATTATAACTGCAGCGTCGATAGAATCTTTTTCACATTCATCTACTAATAATTCTTTCGTACCTTGTGCTCTGCGAAAAGAGCTAACATAGTTCTTTCTATCAACTCCGCCTTTTTCAGTTACTCGAATAACTTCATAAATTTGTTTACTCATTTTTCATTTCTTCCTTAAGAGTTTGTTTTTTACTACATATCTATCTTACCACATATCTACGAATTTGTAAATAAAAACTTTTCCATTTGCACATATAATATTTTATCGTATATATTATTTATTTTTATTAATAGCTATCTTATTATTTGCGTATGAAACTGAACACGGAAATAATTTTTCAATGTCTCTCAGCTTTATATAGTTTAAACCATTATGCAGAATAGATTCACATACAACTTCTTTCCCATCTACGTTTATAACTATTCTTCTCGTTTTTGAAACTCTATCTTCTAACCACACAATTGGATCGAGAAGAGTTTTTGCTTCGTTAACCGATTTAACTTTGGGATACGACCATTTACCATTATGAATTTCAAAATGCAAATGAACGCCAGACGATTTTCCTGTATTTCCCATTATCCCTATACGACTTCCACAAGAAACTCTTTGCCCAACAGAAACAAACATGTTCGCCAGATGAGCATACAAAGCCGACGTGCCATCGACATGCTCTATGACTACATGAATCCCGTATGCAGAACCACAATTATTTATTCTTGAAACAACGCCTTCTGAAACAGAATATATATTTTTATTGTTAGACACGAGGTCAACTCCTGTGTGAAAACCACAAGCATAGTTTCCTTTAGCTCCAAATTTATTCGTTATTGAGAATCTTCCTTTAACTGGATAACAATACAAGTCAAACACCTTCTTTTTTCACAATTAAAACTTTTTTTGTTTTTTCGTCATATTCTACAGAGCAGTTTAGAGATTCTGCAACAAACCTTAACGGAACCATCATCCTTCCTTCAATAATCGTTGCGGGAACGTCTAAATCTATTTTTATCCCGTTTACCACTGCTTCTTTTTTATTTTTCTCTAATTCAATTGTCGTAAATACATTTTCCAACGATTCAACACCCCACGCTTCTTCAATTGGATAATCAAAAGGCATTATAGCTCTCCCGTTGTTTCCCCAGTATTTCCCATGCGAATTTTGAACAACAATTCCTTTTTTATCATATCCTACTGCAACTATGCAATGATATCCTGTATATTCTTCATTCTCTTTTGGAATAGGAAGAATCATTGTATCATCGTCTCTTATCATGAACGTTTTAAAACTTCTCCATGATTTTATCGTTATAGCAACAGCACCCGTTTCAAAAACAGAATTTAAAATATCTTCAGTATCTTCACACCTATAATATAATTTTGTCTTATTCTGAATTGCTTTCTCTTTTAAATCATTAACAAAAGCTGTAGTATTTTTATTTGGATAACTCGTGTTTGTCGGCAAGTCTTTAAGTTCACAATCTCCGCATTTACATAGCTGAGACAAAGCCTGTCGAACATACATTCCTTCTCCTTGATAGTCAGTCTGTAATCGATTGTGAAAAATAAAATCTGTGCTGTATTGTTTCGACATTTTTTTTGACATCTCTTTAATGCCTAATTGCGAAAACGAATCTGAAAAATTCTTTTTCAACTCGTTTATCTTTTTTCTTCTCTCAATGATATAAACTAGAGTCGATAAAGCATGTGCGACACATGAACCAACTTTTCCTTGATTCAAAACAGGAACATCGTCTTCTGAAAATATATCAGGACGTGTTCCTGCTGCAACATATTCTTTTGCCTTATAATCTCTTTCGTCATATGGAGAAGGGAATATGTTGTTAAATTCCATTTTTATTCTCCTTTTTTAGGCTCTGTATATTCTAAAGCTTGTTTACTATCTGCAATTCCTTGTGTAGTCGGGTCAACAATGACTCCCAACGTCACAAGTAAATTAATTACTATTCCACAAATTTGTGTTATTTCGTTTTCACTAATAACTGGAACAACTTCAAAAATTCCTAAGATTTGATAAACAAAAGCAATAATCGAGCTAATTAAAGCAACTAAACACGTTTTGTTTTTTAACCGCAAAATAAAATTCATAAAAATCGCTCCTTTTTTTTATCTCGTAGGTAAGTCTAAAAAATCTTGATACATCTTCTCAAAAATTCCATTCCCTCCCAGATTATGATATTGAACCCATATATTTTCAAAATGCTCTTTTGCATATATAGGAGCGTGTCCTAAGTCCATATATTTATTATAACTAGATATTAAAGAGCTTCTAAGAACCTCTAAAATTCCTTTTCTGACAGAATTAACTTTTTTATAGACATAAACCACTACCGCAAACAAAAAAGGAGCACCCATCCATTCGACAATAGAAAAAAATATTTCAGCATTATGCATATACAAACTCCTTTTTTTTATCGAATCAAAACTCTTCGCCACAATCATTCAAAATCTAGAAGACAATTTTCTAAAGGTTTAACTTTTTCGTTAATCATTATACTCTCTTCAGCCATTTACATAAATTAAACAGGAGAAATATTTGCCTTGTTCGTTTTCTTCTATACTCTTTTCAATTTTCAATAAATAACATTTTTCATTTTTGTCAACAATTTTATAAAAACATTTTTAATCACCCCAAATAACATATTCAACTGTTTGACTATCATATCGTTCGGCAAACGGATGTGAGGGCAGAGAATTAAACGTTACAGAATCTGCCCCATAACTTATAGCACCAGAATTATTTGTCGTCCCTAAACTAGAATAATCAGAGATTGAAAACGGAACAATAATTTTAGTTGAGTTAATAACTCCAGATGTTCCGTATAAACCACTATCGTTATACAGAATACACATCGCATTAGTTGGTTTAAATTGTGGCACATTAACACTAAAACTTGTTACATCACTAGACGACGAGTATATGTTTTTACTTCCAAATAAAACTTTTTTTTGTTCTCCTTCACCCACAATGATATATGAATATGTTCCTTCGAAAAAAAGTGTGTAACGATCAGAAGACGACGCTGTATTTTTAATAGTAATTGAATCATTAGTTATTGAATATGAATAATTTCTCGAAGTGAATGAAGTCATATACCCATAGTTATCATAATATAAAGTAGTATTACAAAATGCCATCATTTTTGGAGTTTCATTTTTGTTATTAGAAGTGTATAAAATAAATACTTTAACTGGCTTAAATGGTAAGTTAGTAATGCTTAAAGTGCTACTTGATTCAGTTTGATTATAAACACCATAATAAAATGGAGCTCCAGTATTATCAAAAAAACATTTAGCAATTCCATTTACACCAATATACCCTTTGATGACGTTTCTAGCTACTCCATTAACTCCGACATAAACTTTACTAACGTTTCTGGCAACATTATTAACACCGACATAACATTTTTGAGGCATTTCTTTATGCTTCCTTTCTTTTATTCATATACTAAATAAACTTTACCTGTTTCAAGATGAGAAACATTAGGAGTTAAATCTGTAGTGCCTGCTGTTATTTTTGAATCTGTATAATTTTTCGCAGAAGTTAAATTTGAATTGAAAAGAGTTTGATGAGCTGTTTGAGAAGAGTTGTGAGACGATACTGAACTAACAATTTGTTGATAATATCCAATCTGAATTTTTTGATTATTACTACTATTTACTAAATACAAAATTCCATTCTCAACAGAAAAAGTATAAGATTGAAGAGTAGTCGAATCATTCAGCGAAAATTTTAAAAGTGACAAAATATTCATAGCGATAGATTCTGCTGTTGATGTGTCTAAAACATCATATCCAGATTGCTGAACAGCTTTCGCAAGAGCAGCTGCCATCAAACTAGTTTGACGAAATAATTTATTGTGTAAACTACTATCTGCAAGACCTGAAGTAACGCCTGAATTCCTTTGAGAAGAACTAGAATACGAAGAGTCTGACATCATATTCGATTTTTGAACATTGAACTCTAAAATATTCGTTGTCGCCATTATTATCACCTCTTTTCATTATAACCAATATCCTTCATCATAACCACGAATTGCATTTGTCGATTCATCATAACCAAAAACATATCCTTTAATTTGTGTGTACGTCACTTTTACTCCTGAGGGTTTAGGTATGATAAAGCCACTAACAATCAGTTCTCCAACAACATCACTATATGTTGGGTTTATTATTTCATACTCAATTGACATATCTTGATTATCATTTATAACAAAAATACTTCCCGGAAACAGTTTAAGAAAATTATCTTTTATTTGTCCAAGAGTTCCATCCCAATTTTTAAAAATAGCTACCGATTTGATATATATTCTAAAATCTTCATCTGATAATTTATCAGGTATTGTTGTATCGATATTAGAAACTGAACGAGATAAGTTAAAATAACTTGCTATTTTATCTAACTGATCTCCCTCTGCTTTGTCGATATCGAACTTCTCGTAAAAAGAATCAAAAACAGAACAAGCACTTTTCGCTTTATTCAAAAAAGATAAATTGTACGAAATAAAATTTTTTCTATTTATATGCTCTGATGTTAATAAGTTTATATAATTTTCAACTTCTATACTCACGACTGAATCACCACCGAAATATTATCAAAAGATGTTACTGCCATCTCTTTGAAGTTTAAAATTATATCAGACGTAGTTTGAGACGATATCTGTTTTCCCGCTTTAACACTTGTAACAACATAAGGAAGAGAATTTATACTCGAAGAAACAATTCCTTGAGCTGTCATTAATAACATAGAGTTATAAATGTGTTCTCCTATTTCAATTTCATCAATATATTCAACAAGAGAATTTTTTATTAACGTTTCGTAATCTGATGAATATGAAGAAAACGTTTTAATATTAACTGTCATATATAAATTAACTTTCGCAGCTCGATAGAATCGAATAGGAATTGTTGAACCTATATCTGTCGTGACATTAACTACTACATCACCATTTGTATAACATCCTGGTGTCTTCTTTAAATGTATAGTTGAAGCAATGTCTGAATCTTCTCCTCCGTCTACGACCATAGTGATCGAATGTGCAGGATGTCCCAATTTGTTTTGTGTATTTGTATCATTCTCATATCCCGCTACTTTTCTAACGCCTTCAAGATTCTGTAATCCTGAAATGATTCCGTCAAAAATCGATAACGAAGGAAGTGTAATTGAATTTGCGAATACTGCTTTCAATTCTGCATCAGTTTGTGTCTCCGTTCCAGGAGAAGACGATTCTGTATTCGTTACTGATATCCAGCCAAATACAGGAGTAACAATTTTCGTAATTGTATTTGGCAAATAATAATATTCACCGTTTTCTTCACTTCTTGCCTGAACTGCAATTGACCCGTTTTCACCAATTGTAACTTCTTCTGGTAGAAGCCAAGTAACTAATAAATCTTGGTCTGAAACTTTTCCATTCGTTATAATAGTTCCTGGCGCTCCAGTTAAAACAACAGGAACTGTCGATTTTGTTCCTTCTTTTCTTTTAACGCCATTATAAGCAACTATCTCATCTAACCCTGTTCCAATAGAATTTTGAACTGTTCTATTATTGTATATTACTTGAGCTAAACAATACGTGTCGTATATCATTTTAGCAAAAATACTAATTTGTTGATAGTCCATTGAATCATTGTCTAAATAAATATCTGTTCCAAAGATGTTATTCATATCTGATACGATTTGTCCAACTATATCTTGATACGTCGGTATATGAATTCCTGTCGTATCTATATACGGTTGAAAATATGCCATTAATATCTCACCTCGATTAAAACGGAGCCGTATTTTGTATTTACTTCTGCGTTTATCTTAAAACTACGCCGATCATAGTCAACAACAATATTACTAACAGAAATCACGTCTTTTACTTCCATTATTGTCTCTTCAATAATCGAAGAAGCTGTTTGTTTTAGAACTTCGCTATTAATTTGACCTAAAACGCCTCTTACTAAAAGATTTCCGTCATCAATTTGTTCCCACCATTCTCCATAGAACAAATATAATTTTGTTCTTATAGCTTGAGCGACTGCGTCTTTGTCTGTTAAAAAATTATTTAAGTTTTCACCAAATTTATAATCGAAATCGGGAGTTAATTTTCTATATTTCATATCACGCCTCCGTCAAAATAGTTTTTCCATTCCACGTAAAAGAATTGCTTGAAGCTTCTATCAAATTATTCGAAACTTTTAAAGAAGAATTCCCTAATTTCAAAACTATTTTATCTTCTTCATAACCACTAACTATTTTAGGCAAAGAGCGTATCCCAAAAATTGCAATTCCATCAGATAAATCGTGTCTTCTAATCTCAACAGGGTTTTGTATACCCGAATTTATAAACCAGTTATCTATCGCTAAATCAGAAAAAATAACTATGCATTCATCTCCTTGTTTTATCGGAAAAGTTATTAACGATTCACCTGAACAAGGAAAAACAACTGGAACATTTATCAAAAGTGGAAAATTTATAAACGAATATTCTCCTTTGTCGTTAATATATCTTTCGCGTATTACAGGTTGAACATCAACTGTCATTCTTTGTTTATCAAACTTCTGAACTATACAAATTAAACAACAATGAACATTAAATGAAATAGTGTTTTTTAACTTCTCATATACTTGTTGCTCTCCTCCAACGATATTTTTAACGCCATACATATAACCACCTACTTATCACCAAGGAGAAATCAGAGGACTAGACATCAGAGACGGTAAAGCACCTACTTGTGTAATTGCTGTGCAATTATAATACCATGAAGTTGACCTTGTGTCTCCTACAATTTGAATTTTTACAACTTTGTAAATTGAACTATAATCTAAAGCTCTAACAATGTTTCCAACTTCGTATTTATATGTTGTAATTTTATCATTTTTTATATGAACACGACTTCCGATAACGATACTAGGATTAATTAAACAACGAAACGTTATTCCATAATCAATTTGTGTTGGAGTCCCAATCAAACCCGATGTTCCATCTAAATCGATTATTTCACTGTCTGAATAAGAATCTGCAGTAACGATATTTATTTTACCATCACTTGTATAAAATGTCGAATTACTACTATTAGCAATCTGGTTTAAATATTCTTTACTCATTCCAAATAATACTTTTCCTCGTGGGTATGTTATCGGAAGTTGAGAAATTTTATCTACTTCAATTTGAACTGTTGAATTTTTGCTGCATGCTTCAACACTGTCTCTCATTGATTGATTTGCTACTAAAGTTGTACCAACAAGAGAATATTTTAAATATCGATCAGAATCCATAGATACTAACTTCAAAATAAAATCTGTTCCATTCGCTTTCTCTCTTAATACTTGTAGAATTTCACCACTAAAAATTAATCCATATTGCGTCCCGACATATCCCGCTTCTATAATGATAGACTGCCCGTTTTTTATTATTTTATTTTCAGTCTCTGGAGAAAGATTGTATATTGACAAAACACTTGAAACAGGCTCAAGAAAATACGTTTTATTAATCTCAAACGTACAATGCAATTCTGAAACATCGAACGAGTTTCCATCATCTGTTTGAACAAAAACTCTATATCTTCTTCCGTATAAGACATCTTTTGTGTTTGAAGATAACTCGTCTACTTTATAATACTTATCTCCTAAACCAGCATAAAATTCTGATGTCGACGTTTCTGTATTTTTTATCGGGACAATAACTGAATTTTTAACAGACTTCGCGTCAAACCGTTTTCCTACTAAACTAGAAGACTTGCCTAAACCTAAGTAAAGCGTGGGATCAATAAAATTTTTATATTCGTTATAATTTTGAGACCTCCGAATTTCTAAATGCAAATGAACTCCTGTAGCTTTTCCAGTAGAACCTGCGATTCCTATCTTTTGCCCTGCAGAAATAGGTTGACCTTCAGAAACTAAAAAGCTGTTTAAATGAGCATATAAAGCTCCAGTTCCATCTGAATTCTTAATCCATACTAAATTGCCATACGATTTATGATTCTTTTTTGTTAACCCGACTACACCATTAGAAACACTAACAACCGTTCGATCTGATAAACCTCCGAAATCGACGCCTGTATGATTTGTAGACGTTTGACCCGCAGCAGTATGTACAGATGACCGCTTTCCATATGCTGATGTGATTGTGAATTTACCTAAAACAGGATAAACTGGCATTATTCAGTATCACCCCAGACTACAATATAATCTGTTCCTATATTATCTTTTGTGGGTCTGCTTTTCTTATCTTCTTTCATAGGAACAATATACAAAGATCCTATATTCAAATATGAAAATTGCTCTAAGATGTTTGAAAACTTTGAAAAAGCAGAAAGCAAAGGTATATTCGAAACAATTCCATTTTTTGTTTGAGGGTCAAAAATTGTCATGCTCCAAAAATCTCCTTGTTCATTGTAAAACAAGTTTATTCCGAATCGTTTATTCTCATCATCAACAGGAACATTCAAAACAAATGTCTGATTAGGAGAATTAGTTAGCGGAATTTTATACATCTTATCGACCCTCCTTTAATTAACCTGAAACATATTTCATCAAATTGTATAAAATAGAATTGTTCTCGTCTTGTGTTAAATTCGTAGCTGTAATCGTACTCATTGATGTAATATCTGTTGTTTGAGGAACTTCACTTATTTTTACCGTTCTCAATCTCGCAACAGGTATTTCGCGTAACGATACAGTAGCGTTTAATCCATTATAAGTTTCAGATGTATCTTCTGCTCGAAGAGAGACTATTATCATATTTTTATACGTCGCTAAACGAGTATGAACTGAAACAGGAATTCGTTGTTCTTGAATTTTAACTAATGCGTCCCACGCAGAAACCGATCGAGTATACTTCTCAACGAATTGTCCTTCAACATATGACGAAAGAGCATCTGACATCATAATCTGCATTTCAATTGTGCGAGGATTTACGTATGAATTATCAACAATCGAAGCTCCTGATTCAACAGGGTGCTCTGTAACAGTTAATGTAGATTCGTGCGATACCTTCATGAATCCATCAAAGAATAATCCACCTATGTTCGTCTTACATGTTAAAAGTGCTTCATAACTCAACCCGTTTGTGTTTGTTGACGACTGTGATTTATAACCTGCCATTCAGCTTCTCACATCCTATCCTAACTGAGTTGAATTTATATTTTGTAGCTGAGCGATTAAATATGGAGCAGTAGCACTTGAATCATTTAATGTTATCTCATTTTTTTGATTCACAACAACATTCTTTCTATTATCATACTTGTTTGACGAATTTGTCGTGCTTGATGTTATCGATGCGACATCGTTACTATTGAAACCAAATATATCTTTTAGTTTTCCAAAAAAACCTTGTGCGTCAGAATTATCTAAAGCACCTTTAAAATTTTTAAAAATCGAATATAAACTCCATTCTTTTGAAAAATCAAGTATTTTCGACAAATTTTTAACAATTTTATTAGAATCTTCAATAACTCCTCCTAAAAAACTGTCATCAATCTTTTCGGATAAAATTCCTTTTGTTTTAAAAAACCAATCGTACAAATCAGATAAGGCTGCATTTCCGCCTTCTGTATACGTCTTAAAGTCTTCTAAAATTAAAAGAATACCAAGAATCGCTGCAGCTGCTATACCAATGGGGCCTGTTAAGTAAATAGCAATAAACGTTCCAACTGCCATCAACCCAACTTTTGCTTCTTTTGGAAGTTTTGAAGTTAAATTATAAATAAACTCTATAAGACCTTTCCCAACCCAAATAATTGTCGACCCTAAACGAAAAATTATTGTCATCACAGATGAGATCTTATCTGCAATGTTTGGTATATTATCAATAATTAATCGATTTATCTCTTGAAAATCTTTTTTTATTTCAGCCAGCTGTGTTTTATTCTTCTCTAGAAAAGACCACTGGGTCCACTGATTTAGATACTCAAATATTACTTTAAGTTTATTCACTTCTTGATATATTTCTCTTACTTTGTGTAAGCTATTTTGCAATTCTTGAGGTGCTTCTAACGATAATCCTAAATCGCGAAGCTCGCGAAAATTAGAAAATTCTTCACTTGTCATGTAGAATATATCATCGTATGTTTGTCCTAAAGATGTAAGAGCTGTCGTAAAAGCTCTTGCAGATTTTTCGCTTGTCCACATCTTTTGAGCAAATCGTTCAACTGCTAAATCTGAGTAAGCTGTTTTCTTCGTGATTTCAACAATTGAATTAGTTAAACTCAAAAGAGATTTTGTTATCTCAAGAGCCATAGTTGCATATGACGATTTTATTGTTTTTGTTTTTGCACCTGTATCATTAGTGAAGTCATTTAAAACTTTCAAAGAATCTTTATATGATTTTTTATCAGCACTCCAGCCTAACTTAACAAGATATTCACGAAGAGTTTCAGCCATCAGTTCACCTCTTTTGAATTTAAAGCACGGTACTCATTTTCATTCTTTACTCGTATAATTTCAATCATATCTGCCCAGTCATCAAATGTGTATTTGCCATTCCATAAATCATCTTGATTCCACACACCAACAATAACTGGCAGATACAAAAGAGAATTTATATTTTTATATTCTGACGGAATAAAACTTAAAGCTTCATTTCCTCTAACGTCAACTGGCTTACGTCGAAAAAATTTTCAAAATTGAAGACTAAAGACGATAATACTAATTTCAAACACGTAAAAATATCAAAATTAGAGATTCCGAAATTATCATTATCAATCAAAACGGGTTGTTCTCCTGCAGGAAGCTTTTCATAACACGTTTTTAAAATATCTCTTTCTAAGTCTAAAAAATCTTCTTTTGTCATAGTATTTGTTGGTTTAACGCCGAACCCTAACTGCTCTGTAATGTTAAAAGGAAGAGCAGATGAAACGATTTTATATAAAATGTAGTTTCCAATCATAGGATTGTATTTTGTCACAACAAAAACTCTATTGTCAATTTCAATTTCTTTTTTTGTTTCTCTTTTTTTTACTTCTTCCATATTTTCTCCTTTTTTTTAGTTGTTCGAAATCGAAGCAACGTTAAACACATATTGCAAGTATCCAGACTGTGAATCGTACGTTGTATCAGGCATTTTTTGAGGAGCAATACCACTCAAAGTCCACATGTCTCCTGTAGTTCCGTTTCTTAAAATTGCAGTAGTTAAAGCGAATTCGCTCGGATTTGCCGTTTTCACATAATTAACTAATTTTTTTAAAAAACTATTAAAATCGCTTGCTTGATTGACTGAAATCGTAAGAGTTCCATGCTTATAAGCGTGCTTTGAAACAACAACAGTTAAATCGGCTGCAACTTGCATACTCGAAATATTTTCAGAATACGAAACAGTTACAGTTCCTAATCCAGTTCCGTAACCACTCCAGCTTCCAACAGAAGGATGAGAAATATTTAAAGTTGTATCTTCGAAACTATATGTTTTAAATGCCATCTATATCTCTCCTTTTAACGATTAATTGTAACTCGAATCGTTACTTCTTGAATCGCACCTGCTAATTTGCAACAAACATAAATAGCTGGAGATTTTCTTGATTCTCTATCAGCTTGACTTTGAGATGCGATTGATTCTGACTGAATCAAATACCCATTTTGTAATGCGTCTCCTGTTTTTAAATCCAAAACAGAATTCCCTTTCCAGATTCCTGGAGCAATAAAACCAATATCTTTCAACAATTCACAAGAAGAGCTAATTGAATTTATCAATAATGTAACGCCATCTTCTGTCTGAGGAACTTTTTTATTCATAACTAAAGTATTAATAACGTTCTGCTGAATACTTGTCTTTAGAACATCCATCATATACTGCTCATCATAGTAAGTTCCATTTGCCATTACTCCCGGAACAAAACTGTTATAATTTTTACCATAAGTTACATAAGCATTCCCGTTGTGACTCGTTAAAATATTAAGTTGAGCCTGAGTAATATCAACAGTATTAATTCCGGCAATAGATTTAAAAGCTAATGTGAAAGCACTATTCGATGTGTCATCTGATAAACCAAGAGCTCTTCCCATATAAGCTGCAACATTTTCATAGTTGCCTGTAGCTTCATAAATTGAAATCGTTCTAGAGAGTTCTAGAGATTGCAACTGTTTTATAACATTATCGGTTTCTGTCAAACATTTTGCATCTTGAGTATAAGAAAATAAAATTGTTGGGATAGTAAATGCTTCTACAGCTTTAGCTGCTTCAATTATATTTGCTTGCTCTACAGAAGACGAAAAGCATGCGGCATACCAATTAGAATTTTTATTTCTACAATCAATAATAGCTTGCGCTTCAGTTTCGGTCCCTTGAGTATACTTTGCTATCAAAACAGAATGAGGAGAAGGATTTTGCATAAAATATAATTGAGCTGCAATATACTCAGGAGAAGATTCTGTGAATCCATCATCAAGCATTTGCTTCGTATTTGAATACTCTTTCAACCTATCTTTAAGAATTGTAGATTTTCCGATAATTAATCCTAAATCGTAAGAAGTAGTTACCGACTGAGTTTTAAGTAATTCTACTTGAACGTCGACAACGTTATTTAAATCGATTGACATTATTTATCCTCCTTTATCACAATATTCGCAATTTCAAAATTATTTTCCTTAAATTCGCTCTCAACAATATTGTAAAAATAGAACGAGCAATCTGAACGAGAAATCCAATTTGTATTTAGCAAATCGTGCATCAAATTTGGTTTTCGAGTCATATCAGGAATAATTCTAAAATTGTTTATTTTCAAATCTGTTTGAACTTCAAACGTTAATAACTTATAAAAAATCTCAGTAGCGATTTTTAAGCTATTATTCCCATATATAATTAAAAATAACCGAATCACACGAGTAAATTGATTTACAACATCGAAATTGTTATTTGTATAATTGTACTCTTTAAATCTATTCATTACGTTCATGATTGAATCGTCTTCTTGACTTATATCAAGAAAAATATAATCTTCGCTTTTTTTTAAAGCGGGAATAGAATCAAACGAATTCGAGATAAATATATTTTCTTTTTTTACGCTCGAGATGTTAACTAACAAATTATAAAAATAATCTTGAATCTCTTCAACAGAATAAAACTGCTTACTCATTGAAGTTCAATCCTTTCGCAATATGCTCTATAAAAACCATATTGTCCATCTTGTAAAATATTCATAACTGAATAATAATTATTTGAGAAGAAAATAATATCTGATGAATACTTCTCATTATTGTATTCTCCAGTTGTATATAGTTTTATGTTTGTAAAAACGTGTATTGCTTCTTCTTGCATTGATGAATATTCTTTTTGAACCGTCATCTTTTCTTTTGAGATCGTTATAATTCCTGTCGTCTTAATTTCAGTTTTTGTTTCAACTTGCCTTCCGTTTTCTATGCTTATCTTCCTACGAATAATTTTAATTTCTTGACAAAAATCAGTGTCTGTAATCAACTCTTGTATATTTATCAAGTTTATTTTCTCCTCCCATCCTCAACAACAACATAAGTTATTGATTTCCTCAATTCGCCCGTATCGATTAATGGACGAGGATTTGTGGAGCCTTTCCTTCTCTTCTCTTTCTGCACTAAATATGAATTCGGTGGCCATCCATTTTTATCGTCAACAAACCAACTTCGAACTTTATTCTGCTCAGTCATTCCTAATTTTTCTAATTCAGCTTTTGCTTTATCTTTTTCACCTTTTTCTACTGAATTGAAAACTTTTTCTAATCTTTTCTCAATGTTTTCTTTATCATCTTCTAAAGCGGGCTCAAGAACTGGACGAGCAGGAATATTATTAATTGGACTTCCATTCGTGTTCAAATATAAAATTTGAGCATTCGTGTCTAAGTTATCTGAATTCTGCCTGTCTGTCGTTTTTTCAGGAATTCCAACTAAAACATAATTATTCTCTAAAAAATCAATCGATCTTCGAAGCATTATATTATTCTTTACTTCTCGAACAGTCAAATCGATTAACTCGCTCATCTAACCCACATCCCTGCTCCCGAGTATATTCTTATCAAAGTAACTAATTGCGCTCCATAAGAAGTTAAAGCCCATGTTCCATATTTTGAAAAATCATTATAAACACCAAAAGTATCATAACTAATACTAAGACCATCTACAGATTTTGATGTAGCTACCATGGGAGGAACAGCTGAACGAAGAATAGATTGGGCTGTTCCGTCTCCTTGTGTAGTCATTAAATATAATGAACAAAAATGAGCAATATATAAACACATCAAATACTTCCATGAGCTTTTATATCTATCGTATTTAAGAGCAGCATTAGCCATACTCAAAAAAATATTGAAAACAATATCAGGTATATTATCTTGATTATCTTGATTTGTGTCTCCAAAAGAAAATTGAGGAAACACTGAAGAAAAATCTTCTTTTGAAAAACTAGGGTTATCTGTCAGAATAACGTTCGAAGCGGAGCTAAATATATCTTCATATATTTTTGCAACGCTCACAATTCCAAGTGCGTTATAAAAATCATTCATCGAAATATTTCCTCCGCTTCTATTTAGATATTACTCTTCATCTTTTAAAGAGATTTTATAAGATTCAAAAACTTTTTTCTTCAAAGCATTATTGCTCTCATCACCAATAAGGTGAACGTTTAATCTTTTTGCCTCTTTTAAAACTTCTTCTTTACTCTTCGTTTTCAGTAATTCATAATATTCTTCTACAGTAGTCATATTTTCTTTCGTATTATTATTTTTGAATTCTCCTCTATCTAAAGAATCTTCAATATTTTTTTGTTCTGCTTTTCCATCAACAACGATAATACTTCCTTCATCAACTGCAAGTTTAAACAAAGGATGATTTTTCTTATCGTCAGGAATATCCATAAACGACATCGGAATTGTGACCAACGTATCAATCTCACCTGTGAATTTATTAATTCCAGTTCCTAAGTCGAATGCTCGTTTTGCAAAAATTCTCATTTAGTTTTCATTCCTCTCGTTTTTCTTTAAATACCGTCAACGTATCTTGCGGGCTCAGTATATAAGAATTTAACAACACCCATCTGCGCTGCAAAAATAGTTACATAACTAAACTGTAAAGCTACAGGCTGAGTCATCGCACGAGTCAAAGGAACAGGTAAATCGAAATAAACCTTATCTTCATCGTTCACATAAACAACCATTCTATCTTTACCAGAAATTCCTGCTCCAGTGCACCATCTGCAAGGATAAATCTGCAAATCGTGTCCCTGATTAACAGAAATGTTATTCTTCAAAACGTAAGATAAAATACTTTCATCACCAGAAGTACCAATTCTCGTACTAGCAAGATAACTATATTTAGCAGGAGGCAGTAAAATGTGATTAGATAATGCAGAATCATCATATTCGGAAGCAGCCCACGCTAAAGTGATCGCCTCATTAATGTCCCATAAAATTTCATCAACAGTCTTATCTTTCCAAGTAGTGTTGCCGCTTGTTCCTTCGGTAGCTAAACCAGAAGTAATGTTAGGATTATTAACAATGCCCACGGTATCAACATTAGAAAAACCAGTATATACCAACTGATCGAGCGCCTTATTGTAATTCAATCGAATACCTTTATCTAAAATAGCATCGATAGAACGACCAATAGTCTGCATCTTCTGATTATCGACAAAAGGAATTTTCATACCTTGTGCCCAAGTAAATACTTTGTAAACATCTTTTTGAATGTTCGCTTGCATTAATGCAATATCATCAGTTTGTCCGCTAACTAAGCCATTTTGATTATTTCCAGAAGTAGCATAATCAACGCTTAACGTAGAAGTAAAGTCAACCCAACCACCACCAGTTTTAGCAACAATATCTCGAGGCCAAGTAACAGACGTTAACGGCTCACGAATTTTCATATCGCGTTTTTCTAGCTCACCAACTAAAAATGCCATACCGGTAGAGATTCCTGCTTCGTCTACAACTCTAACACCACTATTGTTTACAAAAGAGGAATCAGTAGCTAATTTAATATTTTGATTGCCAAACTTAAGATTAGAAGCTTCAAAATTAATAGGCATATATCTTTATTCTCCTCTCATTAGTCTCTTCTCGTAGTGACTAAAAGCTCTGCAATTCCATTTGCATCTGCAGCGCTATGCCACTTCATATTAGATACAGTAACAGTATTTTTTGCAGTCGTAGCAGCTTCTGCAGCAAAATCACCAGGAACTAACTTATCAGTAGTATCTTCTGCAACACAAACAAAAACAGAAGTACCAGGCTTAGGAGTTCCTTTTCCGCATTTTACAGTAACGATTCCACGAGTTAATACGTCCATAGGAGTTTTAGCTAAATAACCAGTATTTGTTTGAGGAAAATACGTATTTGCTTGAACTACTTCTCGAACAGATACACCAACAACACTATCTTCTGTGGTACTAGCTGTAGGTAAAGCATAATTCCCGTTAGTATCTAGAATAACAGCCTTTCCAAATAAAATATCTTCAGCAGCAGCTCTATTAACAATAATCGAGTCAGCGCTACGAGCAACAGTTCCCTCATAGCCTTTATTCATGCTAATTCCAATAACTTTTGCAGGCATTAATTATTCCCCCTTATTGTAATGCGGATTATATTTCTTTTTCAAGAAATCGCCAAAAGAATCATCGTTTAAAGAACTTTGTTTTTTTGTGTTATTTCTCGTAGCTTTATAAATAGAATTATAATCAGAAGTAGTTTCTTTCTTATTCATCTTAGCTAACTGAGCAATTGAATCAGATAAAAGCTTTCTTTCTTTCGAATCTTTTACATTAGCGACGATAGGCTTAACTCTTTTAATAATTGAAGAAATCGAATCTGTAGCTTTCTCTGGAGAAACGATGACTGATTCTTCTCCAACTTCATCTTCTTTTTCTTCTTCTACTTCTTCACCAAAATTATCTTCAGTTTCAAACTCTTCCAAAGAAGTCATCGCTTCATCTTTTTCTTCTTTTCTCGCCTCTAATACTTCTTGGAGAACTTCTCTCACACATTTCTTAATTTTTTCTTCTAACTCGTCTTCATCTTTTCCATAAGTTTTTTCGCGAGCATCATTTTCTTTATTTTCGGTTTCTGCTAAAGCTTCAATCATTTCATCAGCCATATCTTCGACGTCATCCATCAAATTCTCAGGAATCTCTTCGTCATATGCGCGAAGCTTAGTTAAAAAATTTTTTAAACTGTCTCCTACTTTGTAACTATTCATGTTTTCTCTCCTTTTTTAAATATTTTTTAAAATTTTATTGATATTGTGTTTATTAATCATTTTATTTAAACGAGATTTATTCTCGAAGTTTTTTGTTATTTTTTCGTCTTTAATCGAAACCGTTTTTCCTGCTCGGCCGTTTTTTACTAAAGCAACATGATTCCCTATTAAATTCATTTGATAAATCTTCCCGTCTTTTTCTACGTATTCACAAGTATAACCAGCTGATACTTCTCTTTTTTGCTTGTTAAGAATTTCATCGATCGTAATAGGGTCGCGAACAATAATATCTGCGATTAAATAAATCTCGTTTTCTCCTAAACCTCGACGAACATTTGTTAATTCTCCCTTCGAATATATTTGCCAGTTATCAACTGTAACATCTTCGATAGGGTGATCATCAGTAAAAGCTTTTCCTTCGAAACTAGAAATCGTCTCTTGAGTGAAAATATTTTCAGGTGTTCTATACACATCTACAACTTCTTCACCAACAAGACCTATTTCATTTTTCAAATATTGATATTTGCCAGTTCGAGCGATGGGAACAGATTTACAAATCAAAAATCCTTCTGGAGTCATGCTTAAATTATCACTTATTTTGCTCGCATAAAAATATTTCATTGAGAATTGCCTTCCTCAAACTCACGAATTCTTTCTTTTAGAGCTTCAACTGTTTCTGCAGTTAATGTTTTTTGTTTTCCGTTAACGTATTTGTCTGCACGTGCTCCAAATTGAGTAATTGTAATGTTCCATCCCATGAACGAGTCTAAATCTTTCGTATTACTTTTCATTATCTTATCTATAACTTTTATTTTCTTCTTAAGCATCGATTTATCTTTCCTGTTAATTTTTTCCATTAATAAGCCTCCTCTTTGCTTTATTATTAATTTTACCATACTTTTAAAAAAAAGTAAACGCTCTTTTTCTATTTTTTTTACTTTTTACTACATTTTATTTTAATAATAACAATAAATCATGTTTATTCATGCGAACAATTTTATTATTACGAAAAACTTTTACAGGGAACTTTATATCTTCTATATCAACAATAGGCTCGGGATAACACCTACAATTCCATATTTCTCCTGCATGATAGTTCCCTATATATTCCTCATTTACTAATGTTTCAGGACTTGGCGGATTATCCCAAAAAACTAAAACACCTTCCATCTTTCGATGACTTTTTCTAACTCTGTTTCCATCTAAAGCCGTCCTCCAAATATAAGCATTTATTCCAATAGCTTCACATCTTGCTCTTGTTAACGATGTAGTTGCTTTACTTACTTCAGTTCTTGCTATTAATTTAGCAGAAGCTCTTGAATGTTGTTTTGTGTATTTCTCAATCAATTTAGATATTTCTTCTGATCTTAAACCTTCTAGCGAATATTCGTTTACACTAACAATAACTTTTTTTGCTATATCTGTTGGTAGAGTTTTTATTAATGTTGCGTTTTGTTCTATTTGCTGTTCAATAGAAGAATTTAGCTTATAATCTATTTCGTCTTTTAAAGTTTTATAAATAAGCTGATTTCTTGCTTTAAATATTTTTTCGTTTTTAGCGTTTACTCTATATATCATTTTTCTAGCTATATAATATATATAATTATTATATTCTACACTATTTTGAAATTCTTGTATTGAGTTGTAATATCGCTTTTCGTCTAACGGCAGAGCAGAAAAAGTTTGTAATATATCTCCTATCTTTGATAACGCTCTTCTATATTCTTCTTGTATCGAAAAAGGAGTTTTCCAATCGATATATCCTCTTTTCATCTTTATCGACTCCTTGGTTTATTTAACGATTTTACTTTTCGATTGTATTTCACATCCGCATGCTAAATATCCAATTGCATCGATATAACTATCGTCCTTATTGTTTCCTGTTTGTAAACGAGCAACTTTAAATAAAGTCATCATAATTGCAACATCTTTTGCGCTTAACTGATTTCTGCCTTTTAAATATAAATTCCAGTATTCTGAAATAATTTTAAAATTATCTTCTGGCTCTCCGTATTGAGCATTTCTATCAGCGCAAACACATTTCTTTGCTTCTTCTAAACATTCTTCTCTATTCATTTTTCCATTTACACCTCCAAATAAACATTTGCGAATTTTACTCCTTTTTCTAAAGCTTTTTCATGGCTTTCTACATATATATCGATTCTATTTCTTTTTATCGATCCGCCTATATCTTCTACAACGTATACATGATTGTCAATTACTACAACGCTTCCCATTGGAAGTATTCTTGTATCTGCAGCAATTGTTCTTCCTTCGATAGCTTTATTACCTGAAGCAGTTATCCCATCGTTCTTTTCGCAACATTTTTCGCATGCGCAATAGTAAGTTATTTTAAAGATCCCTAAGTCTTCGTAGTCAGTGTAAAATGTTGTCCCATATAAATTACTATTAGCTTCATATTTTGATTCAACCTGGATTGTCTGGGGTACCCCTATGACAGTGTTATTATTGTCCCTAGAGGGTACTTCTATCAATAGTGCGAGTAATATAAAGTCAATAGCTAAAAACACCAATAAGAATTTTATTTTTTTCATTTTCAATTTCCTCCAGTTTTAGTTTAATGAATATTCTTCATCGTTATAAATATCGTAAAAATCTACTTGTTGATAATTTATCCATGCTTCCGCAACTTGTAATGCTCTTTCTAAAGATGAAATAACTCTTTTCGATTCAAGACGCTTCATTTCTTTATCTTCAAAAACGTTTACTTTAAATTTTTTGTTTTTTACAATTATTACTGCAATTCTTCTTTTATCTTCACTTTCACCACGATAAACTTCTGTGAATATAGGAGAATAACGTTGTTGCACGTGTTGTTTCATTTAACTCACATCCTTTTATGTTTGATATATCTATTTTACCATAAACACAAAAGAAAGTAAATGAAAACTTTTTCATATTCAGTATATATATATTATTATATATATTATTATATATTATACTTATACGTATACACCAAAGAATATTTATTATTATTCTTCTTCTTTTATTTTATTCTGTTCTACTATTTCTTTTAGCTTATTTTGCATTTCTATTTCTGTATTTCTTTCTTCTTCTTTTTCTTTCTCTTCTTCTTCGATTGTTTGTGCAATATATTCGTCTGAAATGTTGCTCCATAATCCTGTTAACTTTTGCTGTGCTTTAAGTTCTCGTAAAACAATTGTTTTATTAATCAAACCCCTATCAAATGCATCGAATAAGGGTTGCGATAATTGAGCAGCTAACGTTGCTCTATTCGTGTCGTCGCTTTGTCGTATGGGATTAAACATTATCTCAATGTCTTCTGGAATTAATCCAATAGAACTCATCGATATAATTTTTATAATTTTTTCTAGCTGCTGTCTTAAACGCGATTCTTGTTTTTCTTGAATGTTGTCGTAGTATACTTGAAGCACCATGTCTCCACTATTAAAACCGTTAGGACTTCTTCCAAATAGTTTATCACATGGTATTTCTGCAGCTCCTGCAATATCTAACATAAATGATTCGTATACATCGTTTATACCCGTAAAACTATATTGATGAGTTTCAAATGTGTTTTCAGGGTCAGTAACAAAAATTCCTGTGTTAGACATTAAACGATTTATTTCTTGAAGTGTTCCGTAAACTTGAGCAACAGCTTCTTGGTCTCCTAAACCAATTAATTGTGATAAGTTTTCATACTTTAAAACTCGTACATTAGCTAAAAATATTAAGTAGCTAATATTAGCAGATGTATCATCTCGTTTCTTTAGTTCTGTGTAAATGTGCTCTAGTTCTGACGCTCCCCAATAAGTTTCTGATAATTGCTCAATATATGGCAGTTCGCGACCTACAAATCTAATAACTCGACTACCGTGCACTGTATACGTTTTGTTTGTCGTATTGTCGGTAACGATATAATATTTCGGCAAACCGAAATCAGGAGAAGTAATATCCTCTTCCAGTTCTAAACTTGGGCTAACTCCACTCCAACGATCAACAACGAATCCACCTTTGTAACTATCAATATCAATAGTGTCATAATCTAAAGGCTCACTTAAATCTTCTTGTCCTTCGATTAACGGAACGAATAAAGCTCCACCATATAAACTGCTCCACTTAAGTGCTTCCAGTATTCTTGAGTTTGTTTTTGTTCGTTTGTATGCTGACATGATTTTTGTAATTTTTTCTTGTTCTATTTGCGATTGTATTTCAAATCCGTTCTTTACCATTTCGTTATTTGGTTTATCGATTATTGCTTTAGCAATCCAGTTATTTCTGTATAAAGTATTTAACGTTTGATAATCCCATGTAAATCGTGTCATGATATATCGAGCTGATTCACTAATGTTATTTGCTCCTAAACCTAAGTTAGCCAATAAATTGCTATAAGTATCACGAGCTTTATTTTTTACATTTTCTACTTTTGTTAAATTTTCATTAGTTCCAAAAATTTTTTCTTCGTTATTCATATAGTAGCTCCTTCCTATCATATGTTTACTCAAGATTTTTTTAGCCGTAATCTATATATATATATATATATATATATA